TAGTACTGGTTTACAAAACTCATCTGATGCACCTAGTTCTGCTACAATTACCTCAACACAAGTATTGACAGCAGTAACTGAAGTTACAATTGCACTACCAAGTTCATTATCTGTAACTGTTGGTGATAGGATTACACAAGTAGGTGGATCTCAACAAGGTGTTGTAAAAACAACATCAAACACTACATCAATAACATTAATTGGTGTGCAAGGAACATTTAACAATTCAAATGCTCTACTCAAAAATGGAACTAATACTAGTATTACACCTAGTTCTGCACCAACTGTAATCTACACAGATAAACCCGTATGGACAAATACTCTCGATGGAGGAGTTTTCTAAAAAATGACAAATTCAAATGATGTTGATGTGAATGCTTTGATTAAAATCTATAACCAAAAGATTTCTACATTAACTAACCAAAATATTCTACTTGAAGCAAAATTACAGACAGTCATACAAGATCATCTAGATGCTCAAAAGGAATTAATGGCAGAAAAAATGGAACTACAAGAAAAATACGAAAATTTATTATCTGAAGTAGAGGCAGAGTAATGGTAGGACATGCTGTAAATTCAAGAGAATCTTTAAAGGAATATGCACTTAGAAAATTAGGTGCACCTGTCCTTGAGATAAATGTTGACGATGTGCAATTAGAAGATTTGATTGATGACACCATTCAACTTTATAATGAAAGACATTTTGATGGTGTTGAAAGAATGTATCTTAAATATGAAATTACACAGGGAGATATTGATAGAAGTTTAGGAGCAGAAGTTGCTGGAGAAAGTGCAATAAACAGTAAGACAGGTATAGGTATTGTAACTACTACAACAACATCAACAAATATACCTGGTTATGGAACAACGACCACTCAATTTTACGAAAATTCAAATTTTTTACAAGTACCTAATTCAGTGATCGGTGTAAATAAAATTTTTAAATTTGATGCTAGTACAATATCTGGTGGTATGTTTAGTATTAAATATCAATTATTTTTAAACGATTTATATTTTTTCAATTCTGTTGAACTTCTTCAATATAGTATGACAAAAACTCGTCTTGAAGATATTGATTTTTTACTTACACCTGAAGCACAAATTAGATTTAATAAACGACAGGATAGATTATACTTAGATATTGATTGGGGAGAACAAGAAGCAGGTAATTTTTTAGTTTTAGATTGTTTCCGTGCATTAGATCCAGAAACATTCAATCAAATTTATAATGATTATTTTGTCAAATTGTATTTTACTGCTTTAGTAAAAAAACAGTGGGGACAAAATTTAATTAAATTTAGAGGAGTTAAATTACCTGGTGGATTAGAATTAAATGGTCGAGAGATATATGATGATGCTGAAAGAGAATTAGAAAGAATAAGAGAAAAAATGATGCTTGAATATGAATTACCTCCTCTTGATTTTATTGGGTGATGGTTAATGGCATTAAATCCGTTTTTTCTACAAGGATCTCCGAATGAACAAAATCTTGTTCAAGATTTAATAAATGAGCAACTTAAAATTTATGGTGTTGATGTAACATATATTCCTAGAAAATTTGTAAGAAAACAAACAATACTTAAAGAAATTCAATCATCTGCCTTTGACGATAATTTTTTACTTGAGGCGTACATAAACACTTATGAAGGTTATGGTGGTCAGGGTGATGTAATGACTAAATTTGGTGTTAGTTTAAGAGATGAATTAACTCTTACCATATCAAGAGAAAGATTTGAAGATTTTATATCACCATTTTTAGAAGCTGATGATGACTATGAATTATCCACAAGACCTCGTGAAGGGGATGTAATATTTTTCCCACTAGGACAAAGATTATTTGAAGTTAAATTTGTAGAACACGAAGAACCTTTCTACCAATTAGGAAAAAATTATGTATATCAACTTAAATGTGAATTATTTGAGTTTGAAGATGAAGTATTTGATACTGATATAGAAGAGATAGACTCTCAACTTGAAGATATTGGATACATAACAACTCTTCAATTAATTGGAGTTGGTCAGACCGCCACAGCAAATGCATCGATGAATCCTTCTAACAAAGGTTATGTTCGTCAAATCGTCCTTAATAACGATGGTGCAGGTTATAAGAGCACACCAAATGTTGCGATATCAACAGCACCCACAGGTGTAGGAAACGTTAATGCAACTGCTGTTGCCATAACAACACATAGGGCAGGTGTATTTTCAATTGAAAGAATAGTTCTTACAAACGCAGGTGCTGGGTATACAACTCCTCCTTTAGTTACGATTACTGGTGGAGGTGGTGTAGGTGCAGCTGCAACTGCTGCAGTTGAGCAATCTAACTTCGGTATTGTTGACTTCACTGTAAGCAATAATGGAGTTGGTTATGCTGCAACACCAACTGTAACTATAACAGGAAGTAGTACCTCACCAGCTGTTGCAGAGGTAAATCTTCTTGCAAATAATACAATATCAGATATTTTGATTAAAAATGCAGGTATAGGATACACTCAAGAACCAACAGTAACTATTTCAAATCCATCACTTATTAGTGGAGTAGGTAATTTTGCTAGAGGTGAAAAGGTAAAGGGACTATCATCAGGTATTGAAGCAAGAGTAAAAGAATGGGATTCAGATACTCGTATTCTTAAAATATCTAATGTTGGTATTGGATCAACACAAAGTGCATTTATTCCTGGTGAAACTATTCAAGCAACGGAATCTACATTCTTTACTGTTGGTTTGAGCACGGTTGCTACAATTGGTATTACAACAACAATATTGACAGGAATTAATACATCAGGTATTAGCATAAATCAACAGTTAAATCAGGTTAGTGTTGGTCAAAGTGTTATCGTAGGAACTGGTGTAACTGTTACAAATATTGGTGTAGGAACAATATTCATAAGCACTCCTACGTTAAATACCACTGGAGGTTTTACAACTTCTATCTCCTTCGGATCAACAGTATTTTCAAATTATGCTTTAGATTTCTTCAGTGAGGAAAATCAAGACACTACCTTTGAATCAAATGAAATCATCGAATCTGAAGCAGATGATATAATTGATTTTTCAGAGGGTAATCCATTCGGTACATTCTAATGTTAGGACAATACTATTATCACGAAATACTCAGAAAAACCATAATTGCTTTTGGTACTATCTTTAATGATATTCATATACGTCATCGAGATGGTTCTGGAAAAGAAACAAGTGATATGAGAGTTCCTCTTGCTTATGGTCCTATGCAAAAATTCTTAGCAAGATTAGAACAACAACCAGATTTAAATCGTGCAGTTCAAATTACATTACCAAGAATGTCATTTGAAACAACAAATATTGCGTATGATGCAACAAGAAAAGGTGGAATAACACAAACATTTAAAGCAAGTGATGGTAAAAAACTTAGAAAAGTTTTTATGCCAGTTCCATATAATCTTGGATTTGAATTAAATATTCTTGTTAAATTAAATGATGATGCTCTACAAATAATTGAACAAATACTACCATATTTTCAACCATCATTTAATGTTACTGTAGATCTAGTAAATGTTATTGGAGAAAAAAGAGATATTCCAATTGTGTTAGATAATATTTCATTTCAAGATGATTATGAGGGAGATTTTGCAACAAGAAGAGCATTAATATACACTTTAAACTTTACTGCTAAAACTTATCTCTTTGGTCCTGTTTCTGATTCCAGTGAGGGTCTTATCAAAAAAGTTCAAGTTGATTATTATGCATCTGTAGATAGAGAAACTGCAAAAAGAGAATTACGATTTAGTGCAACACCACAAGCAAGAAAAGATTATAATGATGATAATACTGCTATATTAAGATCAGATTTATCTAAAACTAAAACAAGATTTGATGTATCTGAAACTAGTGCATTATCAGTTGGCATGAGAATTATTATAGATAAAGAAATAATGAAAATTAAAGAAATTGTTGATGCTAACACGATTGTAGTGTTCCGTGGTTATGATACAATTTCAGCAACTCACATTGAGGGATCATCAATAGACGTTCTAACAGCTGCCGATGATGCCCTTGTTGAACCTGATGATGATTTTGGATTTAATGGTGTTATTGAAGTTTTCAATGACTCTAAAACATATAGTCCAACACAACAAAGAGATATTTAATGAATACCATGACTAACTATGATTCTATTGATAAAGCGTTAAACACAAGTAGTGCAATTGATGTTACTCCAGTAAATAAACCACAAAAAGTGGAGTCTACTAAGGATGATGTCAAAAAAGACTATGATTATACTCGT